ATTGATCGTGCTTTGGGTGGAGGGCGAGCCGGTGGTGATTTCGCCCAACGTGATCGCGCCCGTCGAGCTACCCGTTCCAATGTTCGTGGCAGAGGAGCCAGAAGCATTGATGCTCGTCGTCCCGACAGCGGTCAACGCGCCAACGGATATGCTTGGCGTGCCGGTTAAGCCGCCTGAGGTGCCGGTGGTATTGGCCGCGTTGGATGGGATATCAGCCGATACCAGCGCACGGAATCCGGGCTGCGCTGCGCCGCCGGTCGTCGGTCCTGCGAACACGGTGCTCGCAAGCTGCGTGTTCAGCGTTTGGCTAATCGTGCCAGTGGTCGTGACCGGGGTCGAGCCAATAGTGTAGATCGGCGTGGTGGAGGCATCGGTGAATCCGACGCTGGTTACTCCAGTACCTGCCGGTACCGAGCACGCACCGCTGCCGCTCAAGTAACACGTTGCGGACGGCGTACCGGAGAACAGATTGTAGATATCCGCCGCAGACGCCGCTTGGAGCGCCGTGCCATTGCCCTTCAATGGGCCCGTGATGCTCGTGCTCAGCGTGATCGCAGGCGTCGTGGTGGCAGTCGCTACGGTCCCCGCAAAGCCGTTGGTGCTGACTACCGATACGCTGGTCACGGTGCCGCTGCCGCCAGTTCCTGAGCAGGTGATTGTCACTACGCCGACGCCACTGGTCGGGGATATCGAGCAGCCGCTGCCTGCGATGATCTGCGAGACCGGCGTGACGCTGGAATTGCCCCCGCTCGAGTTCTGCGCTGCGGCCAATCCCGCCAGCAGGCATCCGAACAGCCCCCACGCGAGCCTCACCGGCTCACCACATCATACTGGATCACGGTGGCCGTCACGGTCCCTGTCGTATTCGAGCTGTTCAGCAGCACCCGCACATAGCGCGGTGCGTAAATGTAGTTCGTTTGCAACTGCGCGGTGGCGCCGACCGCACTCGTGTCGGAGGTATTCACCCACGCGACCGCACTCGGCGTGACTGGAGAGCTCGGATCGTTCGGGTCATCGTAGGTGGACTGCACGGTGTAGTTCACTGTCGTGACCACATCGCACTGGATTCCGACATTCCCAGGTGCCCATTCATCGAGGCGCACCCAGGGCGTCGACGCGATGCCGTTCGTGCCGACAGTGACGGCCGCTGTGGGTGCTCCAGATACGGTGATCGAAGTTACTGTCGCGTAATCCAGCGCCGAATACGACGATCCGGCCACGATTTTGAACGACTCGCTGATGATCGAGCAGCCCGCACCCGTGCCCGTAATCGTGAACGTGTGCGTGGTGTCGGCAGTGGTGATCAGCACCCGGCGCGGCTTATCCAACACCGCAACGCCTGACGTGTTCACTAGGGTGCCATTCAAGGCGACATTCGGCCCGTACACTACTACCGGGGAGCCTGTGCCGGCGCTCTGCATCACGATCGGCGTGCCGCCGAACGTCGGCGCGACCTGGAACGCGGATCCGGACAACCCTGTTGCCGAGACGAAATACTGCGACCCATTCGTGATCCCGGCAGGCAAGACGCCCCCTGGGGCAAGAAACGATACTTGCTCACCGGCCACAAACGAATTCGTTGCGGCAATCGATGCCGAGCCGTTGGTGAACGTCGCTGCGGCTGAGCCGGTCGTGCCGGCAGGGGTTTGGGACGTCGCGATGTTGTTCGCTGACGCTGCGGCCAGTGGCCCCACGCTTACGATAATCGGCCGCATCGCTTAACCTCCCAAATGAAACGGGAGCCACGAAGGCCCCCGCTTTTTCACCAGAGACCGCCGTGACTCAATCGACTCAGCCCTCGGACTCCATCTGCAACTTCGCGCCCGCCGGAGCGGTGCCCTTCCTCGCCGAGGTGAACGGCGTCTTGTTCGACGCGCCCCCGGAGGCCCGCGGCTTGCGCCCAGCGTGCATCTTCGCCGCTTCGCCTTCGACTTTGACATGACCGCCGCGCTTGCGCTTCGCACGGCCGCCTTTCTTCATCTGCTCGGCTTCATCGTCGATGGATTTGGCGTTCGTGCGCGCCTCGGGCTTGTCCTTGACGTCCTTCTCGGCTTCGTTGTCGCCGCCGGTGTCGCCGCTTAAGCCCCCGCCGGCCTTTTGATTTCGCTTGCCTTTCATCGACTATCTCCTGGCCTAGCTGGCCAAATTGATGCCCTGGACGTACTCAACGGTCAGCGTGCCGACGCCCGTTCCGGTGTTGGTGGACGTGATAACGATTTCCACATCCGTATTGCCGACGTTGTCCCAGTTGCCGATCTGCGTGGCTCCGGTGCCCGGAACAATCGATTGCTGGCCCAAAGCCGAAGCCGTGATCGCACCGGCCGCCGTAAAGGCCGTAGCCGAGGCCGATGAGCCGATTCCAAACGTCGCTGCGCCACCCGACCAGTCTGCTGTCGTCATGAACGTCATGCGCAGAATTTGCGACTGCGCAGGGATCACCAGAGAGGAGGCGGTGAATACCCCCGCGCTCGTCCCGTTGGTCGCCTGCGTCACCACCGCGGACTGCGCCATGGTGACATAACCCACGTTCGCCTGTCCGGTCGTGCCACCGAGGCCGGCGAGCGTTCCAGTGCCATCGGAATGAATAACGCCACCCGCAAGCAACGGGCCCGTCGTGTGCGTGCCGGGGCCGACCGGGTTGCCGTTCGTCTGGGTGAGTTGACCGCCGTTGACGTCCATCAGGGCCCCTTACGAAGTCGGGAAGCTGCCGTAAAGGGCACGCCAATTGTAATAGCTGAATGAGTAACGGGAATATCCTTTGACAAGCAAATTATCCGTCAAAAAGTCCACCTGCATGTCCATCTCGAAGGGCTTGCGGCTCATGTACGAGAGGCCATCGATGTTGGTGCGCAGGAACCACGCGTACTGCGAGGTCAGGAAGTCCATGACCATGTAGCCTTCGGGGATGCCGCCAGCCGTGGAGAGGATCGCGTTCACGTCGTTGTCGGCCGTTCCTGGGCGCAGCTCCGTCTTGCTCAGACGAATCATCGTCGGTTCCAACTGGGGCGGCCCGATGAGCTTGCGGCCGCGGGCGAAGGATTTGAGTCCCGCGATATCGCGGAAGTTCGTGCGGATCGCGATCATCGCGTTCAGCAGCGTCGCTTCGTTCAAGTCGACCTGAGTCGTCGGCGTATTGGCAATCGTCTGCCCGTCGATCGGGTGCGCGGTTGAGCATAGCGCCACACCGTCGCCGCCGACCGTGGTCTGATACACGTTCGCCGTGTTGAGCACGTTCGCGCCGTAGATTTCCTCGGTCTGCATGAAGGATTCGCGAAGCCCGAGGTTCGAAGGGTGAAACTGGGTCTTGTACAGGTTGTCATCAATCGCCTTGCGGGTGATTGCATACCCGAGCGCGATTTCCGTGTGCTCCTGGTTATAGACGTAGCGCTCGCCGGCGTTGTTGTCGAACTGTGTCTGACCGCCTTCGGTCTTCAACTGCGCGAGCGAGAGGTAGCGCATTTCCGCCGTGCGCTCGAGCGCCATCTCGGAGTTGTGCTTGGTGAACACCCGGTCCCACTGGCGTGGGATCTGCTCATATTTTCCCGTAATTCCGCGCAGGCCCGGAAGGAGAAGATCGCGAATTGCACCTAAGTTAATGGCCATGTCTCATTGCTCCTATGGGTTCACGGCCGTCGTGTTTTTTGTCTCGCAATTGTTAAACGCGACCACTGCCAAGTTGTACTGTCCGGCGTTCGTGCCTGGAGCGCCCGGTGGACTCGTCACAAGCGATACCACGCGGAAGGGCAGCGTTGCCGTCACCGCGGGGGTGACGGTAATGTCGATGTAGGCGCCCGAGATTCCGTTTGCCACGGTGCCGGTGCCGTAAGCGAATTGCACGTTCGCGCCGATGTTACCGGCGACGAGGCCGACCGTCGTCGAACCGCCGACTTGCGCCAAGAACTGCGCATTGGGGTCATTGACGATGTAGCCGGTGACGGTGTTGGTCGAGGCGACGTCCGAGCCCGGCCAGTAGTTGTTCCAGATGGTGCGTTTTTGGGAAACGCTGATGTAGTGGCATTGCAGGAAAATGCCCGCGATCGGCGTGGTGCCGGGCCCTGGGCCTGTCGTGATGCCGGCGAGGGTGCCATCCGCTGTGAGCCGAAAAACCGGGTCACCTTGAAAAATATTCGCGGTGTTGTAGTCGATCGTGCCTTCGACCTGTTCGTAGGTCTTGGCGGACCCTGTACCGGCGCGCTCGCTGAAACCAAACGGGGCGGACGTATTTGTGGCCAAGTGCATGCACTCCTATCACGGAGTTCATCACGCACTACCGGAGGCGGGAGGAACCTAAATCTACATCAAGGAACTGCACCGGGCAGTTCAAGTCGTGGGAAGACTCTCACAGAGTTTTCAGGCTGTCAAGAGTTTACTTCGGCACCGCAATCGCGACCGTTTCTTTCTTGATCGATACAAACGGGGTGCCATCCGCTTTCTTGCGCTCGAATTCTCCGGTTTTCGAGCCGGAGAGTTGAGCTTCCTTGTCCTTGACTTGCTGAATTGCGGTGCTGTGATCGCGCTTCTTGGCGGCTTCCGTGATCACCAGCGGGCGCTCCATCAAGCGCATGCCGTCTTTGTCGATGGTTTGCCCCGTGTAGCCCTTCGGCATCAATTCAGGGTGACGCGAAGCGGGAACCGGCTCCCATCCAGCGTGCGCGAGCTCGACTTGATAGGAGGGGTCTTCTTTGCCCAATACGGTGAGCATGCGATATTCATACGACCAGCCGTCGGGCACGATTTTCGGGTCGAACCAGAACCGATCCGAGTTCGCTGAGAATTCCGCGCCCCAGTGATCGCGCAGTTCCGCAGCGCGCTTGGCGGCGCGTTCGGCGGGGGAGAGTTCCTTGGCCGGCGCATCGGAGTCGGTGGCAGAGGGTTTCTTGCCTTCGAGGGTCAATGTGTTCATCAGTTCGGTTTCCCGCGGTGAATTTCGAGTTTCCCGAGTGCGTATTCGCGTTCCGCATCGGCTGGTGATAGATCAGGGAATGAGAAATGCGCGACGTTGCGTTCCTCGGCCGATAGAGTCACGGTGCGCGCATTCTTGCCGGTCTGCGTGCCATTCGTCGAACGCGACACGGGAGCCGCTTGCGGAGCGCGGCGCTGTGGTGGCGGATCTGGGTCGTGGCCAGGATCGATCATTGGCGCAATACGCAACGTCTGCTCTACAGAGCGAAAATACTCATCCGTATTCGGCGTGAGGCCATCCGCAATGGCGAGATCATGAGCGGCGGAGAGTTTCCGCGGCGTCTGTACCAATTCCGGGTGTGAGCGAATCCAGTCATGCGAGCGGGTCGAGCGCGGGTCAAGCGTCGCGATGAACGCTTCCACAGGATCTGCGGGCGCCTGCCGGGGTGGCGCTTGCCGCGCCTGAACCTTCGGGGCTTGCTCAAGGCGCAGTTTGCCTTCCTCAAGATTTGCGAGCTTCGCCGCGTTCACCGCCATGTCACGGTTCAACTTCGCGACGGTGGCGTGATCTCCGTTCGCAAGCGCCGTCTCGTAGGATGACTGCTGCGTGTCGAGCGTCTGAGTGAGGTTCGCAATCGCGATAGTAGTCAAGTGCAGCCGATTCTCAGCAGTCTCGGTACGGGCTGCGGCTTCCGCCGTGCGTGCGGTTGCGGCGTCTTGCTCAGCAGCAGCGGCGCGGCGCTGCGCATCAAGGCGCGCGGCTTCCTCGCCTTTGAGTTGCGCCTGAAGTTTCGCAATGCCTTCGTCGGGTTCGAGAATCTTCGGCGCTGGCGTGCCCTTGTCTTTGCCCTTCTCATCGTCGAGATTGACAGTGACGGGCGGCAGCGCGTCTTTGAGACTCGTATCGTCGATGACGACGGCTTGATCGGCGGGGACTTGGATTTCCCCGGTGCTCATGCCGCCACCTTCACTATTTCTGTCCCTGCCTCACGACGGCGCTTGCGCAGCCTGTTCGGCGGAACCAGTGAAGGTGAAGACTCGTTCCCGCGCACGGAGGTCAAACACCTTGACCCGATCAGGATATTCCGAGCCGCGTTAACGTCTCGGTCATGGGACTCACCACAGTCCCGGCATATCCATGATCTTACAATCAACCCGTTTACCCCACGCGGGCCGCTGAGCGATCCGCACGAAGAACAGGTGACGCTGGTGTAACGCTCGCTGACGACTGAAACGCTTCTGCCGGCCTGCTGGCCTTTGTACTGCAACTGCGTCTTGAGCATTCCCCAACCCGAATCAAGCACGGACTTTGCCATCCGCGTCTTGACTAGTTTGGTGCTGCTCACGTCGCCCACGACGATGTTCTGATAACTGTCAACCATCTTCCGACTAAACTTATGCAAGGCATCGGCGCGACACCGTGCCGCCTTGCGATGAAATCTCTTGGCTTGTCTCTTATGCCCACGGCGCTGCGCCATCGCCAGCTTATCGGCATGCGCATGCGTCCACCGGCCGGCGTCCAGCTTGTCACCGTCGCTGGTCGTGGCGATGGTCTTTAGGCCCAGATCGATGCCGACCGACTCCAACGGTGCCACCGTCTGCTCTGCTGTCACATGAACCGGCAGGCATAGCCACCAATCGCCGACCGCATCCTGCGCGAAACACCCATCGCGCCATTTCACATCGGCGAGGCGATCGCGCTCGAATACCCGGAAACTCTTGCCAGCGAAGCGCAGCGCAATGCCGCGCCGCTTCAAACTCGCCGCCTTGAACGGTATCCAACCGAGCGAACGACGCGCGCCACGACTCACGCGCCAGCGCAATTTCAAACGCTTCGCAGCGGTACGCTTCTGTGCGTAATGCACACATACCGACTGAATCGTGCCAGCGCCGATCCGCTCGAAAAACTCCGTCGCGCCGCTGGTCAGATTGCACAGGTCGAAGCCGCTCAGCCACTTGGACTTAAGGTCCGTGCGACGGCGTGCATCAAAGCTGGTCGCATTCGCCCAATTGAATACCTGGTTCACTTCGATTGCCGCGGCATTGAGCCACGGGTAGGATTCAGAGCGAACTTTCAGTCTCAGAGTGCGCGTAAACGAGAGTGGCATGAGCGGATCATTCATTTTCCGTAGTTCCTCTGCTTCGCAACCGTCTCAACGGGGTCGAAACGTCGTGTTTCTTCATAGTTTTTTACCAGATCCGGTCAGGGTCTGTGACTCGGGCGCGGATATATTTGTCGCAAATAAGCCGGCAATCGATCGGCTCTTTGCCTTGGGTGAGTTGAATATGCCAGCCATCCGAGGGGCGAATCATGACCCAGTCGTGAGGTTTGATATCGATGGTGGGAAAGTCGCATGACTTGCCGATCTTGAGCACCAGTGAGGCTTTGCCCTGGTGAATGTCCTCAGTCAAATTCGAGCGCGGTAGCACGATTCCGCCAGCCGTTGTCTCCGGCCGCTTGTACGTCGCGACCAGCACATCGTTATTCGCGATATCGAACCAGTCGAGATTTCCGACCTTGTCGAGTATCAGCGTGCGCGGGTCGATGTCATGTTTCATCAAGGCTGCGGGCATATCAACTCTCGTTTATTTTCTTTCGAATGTCGGTGAAGGAATCAAGCACCGAGCGCAGTGCGCGAATCTTGCCGACGGTTTGGTGATAGGCGTTGCGCTTCATCTGGCCGGCGGCGAAATGCTCTTTCGCTAACTCGATTTCCTCGCGGATGTGCTTTTCGAGCTCGGATTCAAATTGCGATTGGCTCACGCAGGTAGCGCTCCTTTGCGAGCCGGTCATCCTCTTCCCAGCGTCTGCGCCATTCCGCCTGCCACTTGGCATTTCGCACGACAGTCGCCGGATCAGGTGGCGTCGCCCATTTCGATTCGAGTTCAGCGACGCGCAACTCGGCGCGACGAAGAGAGTCAGCGTCTGGCGTACTGCGGATCGGAGCCTGTTGCGAAGGCACTGGGTTACCATAAGGCCCGTATTTATCCCGAAAAATCTGACCGGCGAACTCGGGTTCACTAACCACGAAGCCTTCTTGAGGGTGACGTGCGCCGCCAAGTTGCTGCGCGAGTTCCTGCTTGTGCACGTCACCTACGTAAACCACGGCACCTCGCTCGTCCAGTCCCCAATAAGAGGGGTCCATGGGGTCTGGCTCATACCTGCGAATCAATGTCCCGTAGGTGCCCTTTCCATGCCATTCACCATGACCATCATTGATCAGGTCGGCAAGCGGCCCGCGGTCGACATATTTGCCAAGCGTTCGATCAAAGTAAACCTGTGTGTATGCCTCGGATCCCGACGTTCTTTCCCACAGACTCATGATCTGCGTCTGCGCATCGTAGGTCACGCGGCCTGCGGCGAGTTCTTCGGCCCACAGCGGCGTGACTTCGGAAGGAATCATCAGCGATGCGAGCGGGTGCGCGCCCCATCCACCAATCGGCGGTAAGAAAAACGTTCTGCGTGGGATCAGCAATCCGGGTGCGAGAATCGCGCCAGCGGCGAGCATCGCCATGAATCCGCGCCGACTGGTTTTACCCATACGCGCGAATTTTCTCGAGTCTGCCCTTCCCGCCGCCCGCGCCGCTGTCAATCGGGTACGCGCGGCCGCCAGATTTGCGCCCCATCATCGCGCCAGGTGGCATCGGAGGCGGTGCGCCTGGGCCTGGGGCCATGCCTTGCGGCGGCGGAGGGGGAACGCCTTGGCGTAGGCCCAACGGACCACCAGGAGGTGCTGAAGGTGCGCCCATCGGGGGTGCCATCGCAGGTTTCGCGGGCGCCACGATGATGTTGATGTTCGTTTTCCCCGTCGCGCGACCGCCTTTCTTGCGCGTGGGACGAATGATGCCGTCCGCGGAGTGCGGCCGGTTCGCGCCCGCTTCGCCGCCGGTGGATTTGTGGGGCATCGATCTCAGAGTTTTCGCAAGGCGTGCGCGTTCGCCCTCCTTGCCGCCCTTCTTTGCCGCCATATCGAGTTTCTTGGCCGGGATTTTCTTGTCGGGAGCGACGCCGAGTTCCTTATGCAGCGCGCCGGGGTGCTTCACGGCGGATTTGATCCAGTTTCCGCCGCCGGACTTGCGCGCGGCGCGGCCACCATCGCACTTTGCTGCCTTCCCGCCGCCTTTTCGCATCATCGGTGACATTCCAGGGCGAATCGCGACCGGACTTGAGCCTTGCGCCTGTCCGCCAGCCTGCGGCGCCATATACGGGGAGGCCGCGCCTTGCATCGGTCCGCCCATGAACTTCCGAGCCCGCGCGCGGCCATCGGTAACGACTCCGCCGCGCTTGAATCCACCGTCGTGCTTGATGCCGTCGCGATCTTCGTTCGCCGCTTTCACGTCGCGATTGATGTACTCTGACGCCGACATGCCGCCAGACGCGCGGGGCTTTCGATCTGCGCGCATGGCGGCCTTGTCACCCGCGACTTTGCCCCCCGAACGGTATTTGTTGCGCGAAATGGGGCGAAGGCCGGTCTGAATATTGGCGTTCAAGGGTTCCGGTGGCCGGTAGCCGGACGCATCGACGGGCTTTGACGGATCCGCGCCGACCATGCTGCGCGCCTTGTTGCGCGAGGCGGTACGGGTGCGTTTGGCGCGTTCAGCGCTCAAGTCAGGTGTCCGTGAAGTGTGGCACGCATCGGAATCTATTCCGGTTTCAATCCCGCGTCAACCTGCTTGATGATCTTGACCGCTTTCGTCCCGGCGCCGGCCGTGTCTTTAGGCTCCATGATGACTTCCTTGGCGACGTCCAGGGCGGCATCCTGCACCCGCGCCGCATCGTCGCGCTCGCGGTTTTGCTGCTCCATCCGCGCTTGAGATTCTTTGAGCGCCACATCGCGCTCGCGCGTGTTCGCATCCTTAACAATTGCCTGCGCCTTGGCGATATCGAGCACGGATTCTTGCGGCTCAGTCTCCGGTGCGGTCGGCGCAACTCCAGCGGCTTCGGTTTTCGGCGCGTAGTGTCCGAGTCCCAATTCCTTCGCCTGCTGGTCTTTCATCTTTGCCGTCGCCTCGTCGGCGCGCGCATTTGCCTCGGTGATTTTTGCTTGGGCCGCAGCCGCGTCGTTCTTCATTTGCTCCTGCAACTGCTGCAACTGCGGCGGCGGGGCGGCGCGAGCTGCGGGCGGAACAAAGAATTCCTCCGGGTTCGGCCAGCCAATCGCCGCGAGCGCCGCGGTGTCGACCTTGATCGGATCGTACAGGTTTGGGGATTGCCCCTGGAGCTGCTTCAAGGCCATGACTTTCATCAGCCGCTGGCCGGAGGATGAGGTATTCGGATCCGCTTGCGGCACGAGATTGCAGTTATCGAGCGACTGAAGGAACTTCGCCTTATCGAGCGGGGTTTTGCGCGACTGGCAGCTTCGGCACATCGCGGCCAAGAATTCGTCGATGTTGTCGCGGATCACCTGTTTAAGTAACTTAAATTCCTCAGCTTGAGCGGCGTGCATGCGCTTATGCACGGCGTTCATGACCTTGATCGCCTGGTCGATCATCGCCATGACGGTGCCGACGGGCACATCCGCGCGCCCTTCGCCCACCTGTACTTCGGCGGTGCCGCCGATGCGCCGACCGGTTTCGGCCATGTCGCCAACCAAATCCATTAACGGCGGCATCTGCGCGGTGTTGTAGGGGAGCGCCATCGCGGCATCGCGTATCGAGCCGCCTTGGGTGTCCATCTGAAAACCCGAACCCGGCGCGACTCGCATCACGTTCGTGTTCTGCCGGGTGCCAGATTTCGAGACGATGAATCCAGGGAAATTCGCGAACATGCCGTTGTCGAGCATCAGCCGCCACGCTGCGGTAATCGCATTTGTGGTGTTGCCCAAGATATGCAGCAAGCCGATATCGTAGAAACCCAATCCGGGAACGAACGGGAATTTCACAAACCGTTTCTTCGCGACCGGCAATTCCTCGGTCTTATCGAAATTCCGCACCACCGAAAGCACCTGGCGCGATGACACATCGATTGTCACCACATACGGAATTTGCAACCCGCTGATTTTCCCCTTGTGCTTGTGCTCGAACCCAGCGATATCCAACTCGCAGTAGCACTCGTAAATCTCCCGGTCCTGGTCGCGCGGCAGGCGCAGCGCATCGGGCTTTAGCCCCTGCTGCGCCTTTTTCTCCTGCTGCAAGGCATCGGGCGTCGGTGCAATCGGGTCGCTCAGCGACACATCGCGATACACATCCATGATCTGCAGCCGCTTCACGGTGGAGGGCTTCATCATGATCCGGTGCGTCAAGCGCGAGGCGTTCGCGATATCCGTCGCGGATTGATTGACGATCAAGTCCTCGGCATCCACCGACTCAGACACTGGGCGCGAGCGCAGCGGGCACTCGTAGACTTTCTTGAAGCCATCCCCGCCGAAGCCAGCCATGAAAAGCATTCGATCCGTGTCCGGGTAATACTCGGTCGCTACCACGGTCAGATAGTGATTCATATCCTGCTGCAAATCGTTCGCCGACTGATCCTCGGGTAAATCCGGGCGCGTATCATCGTTGCGGATTTTTACAGGCCCATCGGTCGGTAAGAATTCAGACCGCGCGTTCGCGTTGAATCGCACCACGGCTTCGAGCAAGAGCGGATGGCGCACCTTCGACATGCCCTCAACGGGCGCCCCATCGGTGCCACCTTGGGTGCTGGGGAGTTCGATTTTAAGGCCCAGGAGTTTTAACCCCAGCGCGCGATCCTCGATCCACTCCTTGCGGCTCTGTAAATCATCATCGATCCCTTGCAGCAATTCATCCGTGATGCGCCCCAGCTCGCTATCACCGATGCGCGAGCACAGGTTATCGAACCATTCCTCGGCCGCGTTCGCAGCCTTCGCTTCCTCAATCGGCTTGCCGTCTAAGGTCAGTGTGATCGCCCCGTCAGCGTGTTCTATGGTGAGCAGCGCGCCTTTTTCGTCGAACTGCGGGCGGTCCACACTGTCATCGTCGCTTTGGATGATGACGGTCGCCGGGCCCTCATCGGTCGGAATGAGCCCTCCGTGGACAGCGCCGTTCGAGCCGATCAATGCAGACTCCGGCGATGCATTTCCTCGGTGAACCGGCGCATGCCCTCTTGCGCGGCTAAGGCATCGGTCTTGGCGACGATTTCATACACCCGCCGCTGCTGGTATGGCGCCTCGACGCCAAACACCGTCACCTGAAACCTAAACGGGCGCTCGTAGGTCGATATCAGGTCGACAATTGCCTGCGCCTTCACGAAAGGCGTCTGGATCAGGCCATTGGATGCGCGAAACGTCACGCAAGCGCTTATACCACGGGAGCCATCACACCGCATAGAGCGGCGATTCGCGCGCCTTGTAGGCGAGGGCTTCTTCGATCTCCTTGGCGCGCTCCGGCATCCGGGTAAGCATGCCGCAGTCGCGTAGGTGGCGCAGCCCCATCGACGTGCAGTCCACGTACTCGTCGTGTTTGCCTTTCGGGAATCTGCCAACCTCGTCGATAACCGCTTGCGCCCAGATTCTATCCGGCGCATAGACATACCCTTCCGCAAACAAGTGCTGCACCGAATACAGCCGCGCCGTTTTGTCCTGGCTCTTGGGGTCAAATAGCTGAACCGCAAACCGCTCGTTCGAGTACAGACGCCTGATTTCTTGAGCTACCGAAATACCCGACGCTTTGTTTTCAATCATCAGCATGTCAATGCGAAAATCCTTCGCTGTCTTGGCAACTTCCTCGACGAGCGCGTGCAACTCTAGTCTTGCCTTCCACGCGAACATAAGGACAGCTCGCGGGGCCATCTGCATCGACGGCTCATATTGACCGGTGCCTTTTGCCATGGGGTTCCCGTTGCGATCAAGGAACCGCGACACGCCGCCACCAGCATCTCCGGTGTAGACACCCCACACCAACATACCGGACGGGTCGTTCAGTTTATCTTCCGTGTAAGCGGTGTCGAGCATCGCGCACACGTAGTCAAAGTTTTCGTAGACTGGTGATTCCCACAATCGCCACCACTCTTTTTTGATGATTCCTCCGCCCGCCGGCTCTGGGCGCTGTTGGATTTGTCCCGCAAAAATAAAAGGGCCCATCGTCTTTTCCAAACGATCAAGTGCTTCTCCGCTGAATCGTTCGGGCCACAAAAGTTCGCCAGATTTTGTGCGTGGGTCTTTCCAGCCAATGGTAGTGATAAACGAGCGCTCGGGCTCGTATCGGCCAGGGAGACATAGGTGCGTCCAGCCTTCCAATTCCGTCTCAAGGATGTGTCCAGTTAGGTCATTTTCCGCGAGGCGCTGCTGAATGACGACTATAGCCGACAGCGCTAAATCGTTGGGGCGCGTCGGCAGAGTGCTTCGCCACCATTCCACAGTATTTTCTATCGTGGCTTCGCTGGATACTTCGTTTGCGGCGTTCGGGTCATCGATACAAATGATGTTGCCGCCTTCGCCGGTGACTCCTGAGCCGATAGACGTGATTAACCTTTCGCCGTGCTGATCGTTGGAAAATCTCGATTTGGTATTATTATCGCTCGTCAATCGGAAGTTTTGCGCCCAGAATTGCTGGTACCAGGGCGATTCAATCAACCGCCGACATTTCACCGAATCTCGCAACGAGAGTTTGTCCGAGTAACTAGCGTACAGGAACGGCACCCCTGGTCCGCTCGTGTGAGTGTGCTCAGGCTGCGCCCACGTCCACGCGGGGAAAGCGACCGACGTACAACTAGATTTTCCGATCCGCGGTGGGCAGTTTATTATGAGCCGCTTTATTTGCCCATCGACAACAGCCTGCAGATGTTCACAGATTGCTTCGATTGCCCAGGAGTCTTTCCACGCACTGGGATCTATGAATCGCCACGCGGCTTTGTAGAACTCGTACAGACTCTGTTCATACTCAGTGCGATCCAAATCCAGCAACTGCCGCCGTGGGTCGATACTGGATAGGTCGGGAAGCGCCATTCGCGCGAGTATAGACGCACGCCCAAGCGATGCGCTACATTCGCCCTTCGCCAGCGATTCCTGCCAACCCCCTTCAAGCTGGCACTAGCGCCCGGGGTTCATCCCATCCCGGGCGCTTATTTTTCAGCGGCGTCGCGCTTGGCGTCTCAAATCGTGGAAGTTGCCTGAGCCATGATCCTCTGGTGCCATTGGCACTGGCGGCCGGCTCGCGAGAACCGAATCGACGGTCTTGCCGTCCTCGGTCATCACGTACACCCGATCTACCTGGCATGATCCGGGTTCTGTGCCCGCGCCTTCGGAAATACCAACGTAAATGGCCGTGACAAACTCGGCGTCTGAGTTGTCATACATGCGGACGACTTTCTGGGGGTCAGTACTCGCGCTGGGTACGCTCGGATGGCGCCAGTTCTCCACGCGCACGCGCTCGCACTGGAACAAACGATACGAGGAATCCCACGACACGGCTTTCACGATGAACATGATTGATCTCCTGCTTGTTACTACGGCCTACTACTGCGGGAGAATATGCGCCGAGGCGCGAATCAAATCAAGGGGCCGCAAAACGCGGCCCCTTGCGCTTACTTCACCGTGTAGGCAGCGCCTGCCGATGCGCCTTCCGGAGTCGTCAGAACGACTGGGCCCGTGGTCGCGTTCGTCGGCACGGTCGCGGTCGCTGCGGTGTCGCTCGACACCTTGAAGCCTGCGGCCGATACGCCGTTGAACGAAACGGCAGTTGCACCCGTGAAGCCTGAGCCTGCGAGAGCAACGCTCGAGCCGATGGAGCCTGAGGTCGGGGAAAGCGAGGAAATGGATGGGTTGGACATGAGAAAACTCCTTGTGTGAGGTCGCAGCCGTTTTACACTATGCGAGGAGGTTTCCCTGTCAGCGTTCGGCTGACTCCGCTGTCGGTCATTCGGACGACTCGCCTTCCTCCGGTTCGTCCTGGCGCAGCAACTGGCGCTCGCAAATCTGGCGCAGCGCTTCGCGATCCTCCGGCGTGAGCTTCGAGGAATCAATCACCGGAGGGCCGTCATCGGGTTTGTCGACCTTGATGCGCTGAGCTGGCGGAATCCACTCCGGCCCACCGCGCCGATCTAGGATTTGCATCGCAAGGCGCCCGGCGTTCGGGTCCGTCTCCGAGGTCGCAATCCGCAGCGCATTCTTCGCAACGTTCGATATTATCTCGAATGACCCCACCTCGTAGTCCTCACCGTAGTGATTGACGAAGGAAGTCTGCGAGAGGCCCAGCATCCGCGCGCACACGGCGGGTTTCATTCCAAACGCGCCCCACTCGCGCACCATGGCCGCGAAGGCGGGAATCGGATGTTCCTCCCCGTTCATCAGCCGGTCAATGCGCGCGAGATACCCTTCCTCGATCGCGCGCACTCTCTGAGCCCACCACGTCGCAAGCTGCTCGCGCTCGGCGCCCTTGGCATCGGCGACGGCGGGCATGCCGGCGGGGACTTTTTTAGCGCGGGGCATCGTCCATTGCATCCATGACGACTTCGATAACCTTCGTCACAGCCGCCAACTTCGCCTCGTCTATGAGGCCCTTCCCGCACCATGGGCAGAATCGAAACGGCATGCCCGTATAACCGCCATGATGAGGATTGCGCGCAGCCTGCAGCATGATCGGCGCGTTGACTTTCGGTAGATTTTCGAGCCAGTCGGCGCAGGAACACTCGCTCACGCCAGCACCTTTTCCCGCGCCGCGCGCGTGCCTTTCTTCGGAGGCAGCGGCGCCCTGACGTCGTAGCCCCCAGCCGTCCCGACCGTGCGCGCCCACTTCCCCCGCCGCTTGAGCAACCCGGCGACGTACTCGCTCACCGTCATCTCGCATTCCCACGCTTCGGCTTGAAGTTCTGCGAGAAGCCCAGGCGTGACGCGCACGGTGAGCACTTCGGTGTGAGTTAGACGGCGGGGCATGCAAGCGGCCCTTCGTAATACGATTCTTTCGCACAGAACCACTCTCCGCCGATGAGAACTGATGGCGTGCGTCCGACAAAGGTCATCCCTCGCTCTCCACCGGCACACCCCTCCACTCCCCCTTCGCGCTGTTGCGCATGTAGGACGGAATATCCTCCGCCCACCATTGCTGCAGCACCCGGCACTCGACCATCACCACCGCCGGCGCAACACCCTTCTTCGGCTTCGGCTGCTCAGCGGCAGGCACCGATATTTGGACCCACCTCAGCCTCGATGTTGGTGCCCACCGATC